GCGTCACCAGTTGGTGTGCCCTTGGGCCATTTGACAAATTTGAGGATGGCTTTGTGGTCAGTAAATGGTCTTGCTGTTTTGCCGCAGAGAACGGTGTAAACAACAGGCGGGCCTTCGCGTCTGCGGTTACGTTCTATCCAGAGCTGACCTGCTGTAAACCGTTCTGACTTCATGCCTGAAATTCCTGAGATTGGAGTGAATGCAATCGGCGTTCCAACGATCTTTGTAGGTCAGCCGATACCAGCACCTGTTTTACCAGCAGCACCGCCAGTTACGTCAGCGCGTTTTCCAGTTATTGATATGCCTGGGTGTGTTCGGGCAAGACTTGCAAAGGGAAATGGCGTCGAAACGTTTGAGGACGATCCAAAGGGGACAGTCACTCTGTGTGATGGAGCGGTGCCAATTTTTGAAGCGCCGGACTATAGACCGCGTGACTTTACTTGGGTCCAACCACCAAATGCGCCAATAAAAAGGCCGGAGTTGGCGACTCCGACCGAGAACCCTCTTCCAAAGCAGCCGGCCTTGGCTGCCGGCAATTCAAAGATGCCACCAGACCCACCTTGTCCGCCATTTGGATCGAAAGAAATCGGATCGTTTAACAAATTAGGGACAAAGGTTCTTGCTGGGTACGAGCTGCAGGACGGTAAGTGCGTAAAGATCTGGGACCCAGTACCTGTTGGGCAGGTTTTCAATAACTATCTACCTGATGCTGGCCCAACAATGTCGATTGCATTGACGGCTGCATTCGCAACGACTGTGGCGATCTTTGCCAAACCAATCGCTTCAGTCTTGCAAAAGCTGGCTAAGCCTTTGACCAAGAAGGTGGTGAAGAAGATCAATCAGAAGCTTGGCCGTAAGGAGAAACTGGAATCTTTACAGCAGCGGCGGGTGATTCAGCGTCACCGGAATCAAGCCATTCGCGATCTGAGACGGGCTTTGGGTAAATAATCTGGTGCGTGTGACCTTCTACGGGTTTGGGTTTGAGGACGACATCAGCGCAGATGGCAGCAAAAGGAGAGTTTTTGGCGAAGCCGTAGCCTTCTCTTGCGGCTTCAGCGCAAGCCTTGAGTCGCCCCATCTCATAGTTAAGACGTTTGTCAGCTAGAGCTTGTTCGTAAAGGGCGACTTGTTTGCGTTGAGCGTCCTTGCATAGATTGATCGGTCCCCAGTCCAAGGGAATCGAGAAGGTTGCTGTGATGCCAAAGTTGTTGCTGAAATTTTGCCGATAGCCTGTCCGCTGCGGCTTGTAATACAAGACTTTGCCAGGGTTGTCTGGAACGCCATCTGGTCCATCAATCCCTGTCTCTGGATCGACTAGACCAAAATTGTCGCTGTTGTCATAGACCGGCTCTTGATAATACTGATTATTTGGATTGCCAAAAGAATGCGTCGAAGACACAAATGGCGAGATGTTTAGCGTGGCTCCATCACACTGGATTCCGCTACCTACCGAGTATTTCATATATTGGCCAGGAACAATTTGCACGGCTTGATTCACCACTGAGCCGCTGCTGTTTGAGACGGGCGCTGCAGTTGCACTAACTTGTGCTGCTGCTGGAGCGGTATAGATCAGGCTGAGCAGCAGGGCAGATGCTGTCGCTCTCATTGGCTAAACGTGCTGGTTGATTCGGTGACGCTTTCGATCAGCGTCTCACGGTCGATTGCAACTCTTTCAATCATCCCAGGACCGCTATAGGTTTCTGCAAACTGAAAGGATGCACCTGGAACGGTTTGCACCCAAGGTGAACGACTTGAAAAGTTCAAGTTTGTTTTGCCAGCTGAAGGGCTGACTACACCGCTGGATGGTTCAACACCAGTGCCGCTGACAGAGTATTCAAAGCCTGTGCGATACGACTCAGAGCGGATGTTTTCTTTGACGACTGTTTTTGATTCCGTCCGAGACGTGACGATGCCTTGGCTGAAGTTTGGGACGACAGGGACTGCCGCTGCTGGAGAGGCCAACAGCAGCAGGAAAATTAACCGAATCACCGTACGGTCAGCTCGCTGATGACTTGACCGATGGCCTTGGTGTTGGCTCCACCAGCTGTGACGGTGATAGCACCAGCAGTTGTCACTGTGCCAGCCAGAGTGCCTGCGGTTCCAGCAGCGGTTGAGGTGACATCACCGAAAGCGGGAACCTCACCAACTGTTGGAGCGGAAGTTGGAATGGTGTCACCAGCGGTGTAGGCGTTTTCAAAAGAGAACGCATTGCCGCTGGTTGCTTGCGAAGCGGTGACAGGCGTCAGGGCATTAACGCCATTAGTGTGAGCGCCGAGACCGCCAATAGCGCCAGCAGTAGAGCCGTCAGTGGTGCTGACGCCTGAACCGCTAACGCTGTAACTGTTGCCAATACGAACAGCCCGAGAAGAAGCACCGCCAACCTCTAGTTGCACTGAGCTTTGAATTCTGTGGGTTAAATCAGCTTTGGCAGGCAAAGCAGCTGCCAATGTGATGCCCAATACCAAAAGTGAGCGGTTCATTTGGGCTTAGCGGTGGTTGGTTCTTGCTTAATTGTAGGCTCCTCTTTTTTCTTTCTATTGTTGCCAACTGCTAGTCCAAACGAAGCGGCTGTTCCAGAAAGGATTGAGGCTGGATAGGTCGGATCAAGGCTTTGCTTGAAAACACCTAGGTAGTTGGCAGTCAGGATTGCCATCGCCCATGCAAGCAGGACAATTTTGACGACATCACCCAAGCGAGAATTTCCGTCCTCTTGATCTTGGGTTTGCGCCTCTTTGGTTTCTGCCATGATGAAGCGAGTGATTGGAGCGGTTCATGGTTGAAGTCTGGGCCGCTGTTGCTGGAGCGTCAATCACCACTGCTGCGTTAGGCGTTTCAGGGATTAACCGTCAAACGCGCCAAGGGCAAGATTCGTTAATTCGTCTGACGACTGCTGTGGATAACCTGTCCAGCAGACTCGACATCCTGCATCAGGATATTAAAAGCAAGGACATTGAAGTCTTTGGGCGTCTTAGTGAATTGGAGCGTTCAGTGGCAAGACTTGAGGGCCATAGCGATAGGCACTAACGTAATAGTGCTATTCAAGGCAGTCCAATGCTTTTGATTCTCAAGCCAATCTTGATGACCATGTGGAAATCAAGGGCGTTTAAGGAATTGATTGTGGCGATGCTGGAGAAGATCGTTGCAAGGACTGACAACGATTTGGACGATTTGGCGGTCAAGCATGTGCGGGAAATGTTGCTGCCTGACACCAGAGTTGAGAAATGAGGTTTTGGGGCTTGATGGCGCTGACGTTAGTTCTTGCGTTGGGCACAGCTGGTGTAGCGACTTTGATGAGCCGTGTGGTGTTTGATGTTGGGTACTTTGCTGGCCAAACAAAGTGTCAACAGGCATCATCCAACTGACCTTGCTGCTACTGGCCATGGGTCTTGCCCTACTGCCGTTTTTCCAGTTTTTCCGTGGCACGCCCCATCAGCTAGCTGCGATTAAACAACTTGAGGAGTCAATGCCGCCGGAACTACTGGAGGAGCACGAAGCTGACTGGTTTCAGGCGTGGAAGGAGAGTGGATATGACCAACAAGTCTTCATGCCTTACTTCAAGCAACTCGACAACAAGACTGGAACGGGCTACCGCGAGTGCTTCAGTTCAGCAGCTGCGATGGTGGCGGCGTATTACAAGAAGGTTCGGACTGATGATGAGTACAACAAAATACGTGCGAAATACGGAGACACCACGTCGGTAGAGGCTCAGCTAGCAGCGTTGCGCAGTCTTGGCTTGGAAGCTGAGTTCCGTAAGGACGGTGACGCTGACATGGTGGAGCTTGAGATTGAAGCTGGCAGACCAGTGTTGGTTGGCTGGTTGCACGCCGGAAACATGCTTTTAGGCGAACCACCGATGTGCAATGGCTTGGGCTGTGGCCATTGGAGCGTTATCAGTGGTTACGCAGGCAAGAAAAGCAGTGATCCAGAGTGGATCATGCAAGATCCTCGTGGCTATCCCGAAATGGAAAAAGGTGGCCACAGCAATCCGCATTTGGGACGTAACGTCCGAGTAAGGCAAGCTGCGTTTTACCAACGCTGGCAGGCTGAAGGCCCTGGAACGGGTTGGGTCATCCTCGTTAATGAGTGAGATCTATGCGGTCTGGGCGTTCATTAGCGCTTTCTGGGTGACTGTTGTTGTGCAGTGTGCCAAGCCTGTGAACTGGAATCAGTGTTCACGGGTGAATGATTGGCTGGTGCCTTGGGTGCGAGACATGACTGAGATGTACCAAAAAGGTGCGTATCACAGCGAAAGAAAGATTTTGAGGCAAGATCAGTAGGATTGATTTTTGCGTCCTTCGGATGGCGGTTCTGTGTGACTGGGAGATCAAGGCTCGGTGCTGTAAGAGCCAAATGGTCGTCCCATTCAATGAAGAGCTGCTGAATCCAGCCAGTTTGGACTTGAGGCTGGGTGACTATCTGATGGTGGAGAGCATCTATAGCCCTGAGCTGGTGCGTATCAACATCGCTGATAAGACGGAAGATGACCCGTTCATGCTTCAGCCCGGCGAGTTTTGCTTGGCTGAGACACTTGAGCTGTTTAACCTTCCCGACGACATCAGCTGCCAATTTGTTCTCAAGTCAAGCCGCGCACGATCTGGTCTTAATCACCTGCTTGCTGGCTGGTGCGATCCAGGCTGGCACGGAAGCAAGCTGACGCTCGAATTGAAGAATGAACGACTGCATCATGCGTTGCCGTTGTATCCAGGTCTGAAGATTGGTCAGATGGTGTTTCACGCGATGTCTAACGTTCCAATGAAGAGCTACGCGGAAACGGGGCATTACAATAATCATCTAACAGTGATGCCAAGTGTGGCGTGAGAGTTCTAGTCGCATGTGAGTACAGCGGTCGCGTCCGTGATGCGTTTCGGCGTCACGGTCATGACGCTTGGAGTTGCGACTTATTGGAGTGTGAAGCTGATCCGACTTGGCATCATCAGGGACCGGTTGAGGAGATCCTTGATCAAAGCTGGGATCTTATGGTGGCTCATCCGCCCTGTACGCATCTCGCAGTAAGCGGTAGCAGGCATTTTCCTGAGAAGATTGCTGATGGCAGACAGCAGCAGGCGCTTAATTTTGTTCGATTACTAATGGATGCACCGATTGATCGTTGGTGTATTGAAAATCCTGTAAGCGTGATTAGTTCTGCAATTCGACCGCCAGATCAAATTATCCAGCCTTGGGAGTATGGCCATGGCGAGGTAAAAGCTACCTGTTTATGGCTAAACAACTTGCCTCGCCTTAAGCCAACTGACTGTGTTGAAGGTCGTGAGCCAAAGGTTCACATGATGCCTCCAGGGCCTGACCGCTGGAAAGAGCGCAGTCGAACCTTTGAAGGAGTAGCGACTGCGATGGGCGACCAGTGGGGAAAAGGCAATCTTCCTGTTTGCGTACAACAGGGGTCTTTGTTTGCATGAGCTTGTAGTCGTTGGAGCGTTCCAATGGGCTGGGCAGACTGGATGGTCGTCAACCAAAGCCTTGAAGAGGAGTTGGAATTGGAACGCAGCGTGCGAGACGTGCAGGGTTGTACGGACGAAGATGCGCTTAGAACGCTGTGCGTTTCATTGGTGCGGACCAACTGGCATCAGGCAAAGCTGCTGAGGCAAGCAGTAGGTCATATTGGCGAGTTAGATGCGTCAATGGTGGCATCTGACTGATCAACTTTGAGGCGGCGATTTCTTGCTCTGCCTTCAAGTCTGGCGTCTACAGCGTCTTGCCACTTTTGCTTGTCATTGACCAGAGCATCGCAATAGGCTTGTTCGTCAGTGTTTTCTGCGAGGTAGTTGTAGACCAGCTGACGGATCAGAGCTGATGGTTTGATGCCTTGAGCATTCGCCTCTTGCATAAAGAGTTCACCACGAAAGGGCTCAAGTAGAACTTGGATATATACCCGGTTGCCGTGCTTTGTAGCCATCGGCTGTAAAATACTAGACGAATGTTACCATGTTATCGAGTCGTCAACTTTTTTCTTCCACGCAGTTGCTTGAGCAGAGCGTGCATTGGTGCGTTGACGACGAGAGCCTTTTCTGACTTCTCTGGCGCCTTCTAGGAACATTGCTGCTCTTTGAAGGTCAGCTGTTGTGGCGAGTTGAATTGCTTTGTTGAGACGCTCCATGACGATCTGACGCCCCGATTTCGGTTGCGGCATACTTCATCGCGTCAGCAAGGGTTTGGTGGAACGTTAGCGCGTAAGACTCGGTTAGCACAATCCATTCACTATCGTGCCGAAAAATTTGTATATTCATCAGTCACTATTGAAGATATGATTGAGTCTTTTAAATTCATGGATTGGCGTTGCTGTCAGGATGCTGACTTCTACGTTGCAACGTAATGCGTTGATAACTTGTCGCTCCATGTAATCCATGTTGGATTCATAAGTGACTTGTTCGACGGCAAGTGGCTTGTCGTCTATATCGAATGTAGTGAAGCGAGTTATCGCTAGCGGGCAATGTTCGTCAGCGATCTGACAGTAATGCAGGTGAACGTTTTTAGTCCCCATGTCCTGGGCTGAAGAGTGCGTTGAAGACAGTTGCGACAAGGCTTTCAGCCTGTTGCCTATCCAGACCATAGCTGGAGCGACGACGCACTTTCGTAACAGCTTTA